GACTCAGCTAATCCAGCAACTACAGCGACGATGAATCGGCTGTTGAGCGATTCTGAGTCAACAGACACTATTGCAATGGTTTTAGACACAAGTGTGTCAGAGGGAACCTTGACTGGCGATGCGTTGATTACGCAAGCAGGAGTTTCGGTTAGCGTTGGCAGTGTTGTCAGCGTGCCTATCTCATTTAGCTTTAGTGGCAAGCCTGCCGGTGGATTCTGATGGCCGTTCTTGGCACGGGTGGATTACTTGAAATAAGTCGAGAGATTCCAAATCCAATGGCGCTGTCTTACCAGCGCTTGAACATTGGATCGACTCCTTACACAATAACTTTCGCCAGCCCCAGCTATTGGCAGGGCGACAGGATCATTTTGGCAGCTGATGGAGGACTGCCTATTGATATAAATGGCAATGGTTATGCCGATTGCCCAGACGGACACGGTATGTACCGTGGTTCCACTTGGGCGTTAGGCCCAAACAGGGCTTGGTACTCGGGGTCAGAAACTGACAATGCGCCGTTTTATAACAGCGCAGGCAATAGCAACAGTTTTTACAACACTGCGGCAGCTACAGGGTTAACAAAGCAAACAGATGCTTATATGAGTCGAGATTTGCTTGACAGAATCAGGCTCTGGACGACTGAGGCAGCTGCTCACTCCCAGTCAGGGACTGAAAAAGCATTTATCAATGTCAAGCCGAAAAATTTCGTAATTGCAAGATATTTTGACAATGCAACTTACGCATCAGCGATTGATTCTGCAATAGCCTCAATCGCTGATCTTGTCATTAATGGAGAAAGTGTTCTTTCTGTCTTGATCACGCTGCCGGCTGGCTTCCATGTTCCTTGCGAGGATGGGAACAGGGATTACAGCCTTCAGGCTTATCTACAGCGCTGGGTCCTAAGCCTTGACGCGGCAAGCCTTGACACCACTGCCATTGGCCAGACATTTGGCGAAAACATCAAGTCGCTTGTTCGAGGAGCAGGCAGTATTAATTTTATGGCTGATCACAGGTCTGTTGCCGGCGAACAAGATACGTTGGCCTTGCTTCGCTTGGTTATGCTGCTTCAAAATCAATGCAACACGAAAGCAAAGTTCTATCTATACAAAAATCGCAACGAGGCTGACCCCAAGATCGACGGCTCAGTCTATTACGAATGTGAAATTGTTCTGACCAATAGCAACTTGAACACAGTGGCTGGCGACATCACTACTGGTACAGCTGACTTTGTCGCGACCTCTGAGATTGCCCTCAAGGTCGCCGCTTAAATTGCGCTGCATCGGGACTGCAAGCTAGACTCCGCTTAGCAAATAGACCTGCAAAGAAGTGGCTGAGATCAACCGTGCCGGCCAAGACGAGTCTCTGGGTCATATCGATACAACCCAAGGCGAGTTTCGCGAACAGATCGATGCCCTTACAGATGCAGTCCGCCAGCTAGGTGGTAAGGCTGAAATCGCACCTGGCAGCACGGTTGTCAACGATCCACTCAGTGCGCCCTACGTCTTATATGTAAACGGCTACACCGGCAAAGACACTTTTGTTGCTGGTGACTATGCCAGTGCTGATGACGGCAGTTTCGAGCAAAAGATGCGTCGAATCAGCCTGCAGCGCTTGGAATGCGGGTACACAGAGGCACGTCCATTCAAAACGATCAACCGGGCGATCATTGAGGCTGGCATCATCACCAGTCGTGATTACCTGAACCTGCCAGGCAATATTTGCGGCGACTTGGTTTCAATCGTCGTGATGCCAGGCATGCACACGGCTTTGAATGGAACGGGACTTGCCGATAACACCACAAATTTTCCGGCATACGGGAGCACCAAAGAGTTTACGGATGCAGAACTGCAGAGCTTCAACCCTGAGGGCAGCGCTGGCATCATTCTTCCTCGTGGTTGCAGCCTGGTCAGCCTTGACTTGCGTAAATGCAACATCCGCCCTGACTTTGTGCCTGGCGGTACTAACGCTTTGGACGAAGCTGCTGATTACAGCAACCGTGGCAGTATCTTCCTTGTTACAGGAACCGGTTTCTATTACGGCTTTACCTTCTTAGACAAAGAAAACTATCCATACACGCACCACCTGTTGCACACATTCGAGTTTGCAGGTCGAACTCGCACTGATGAGTTTTACAGCAAGATTCTCAAGAGCTTCGGCTCTGTTGCGGGTATCAGCAGCACCTTCACTCAAACAAGGGATAGCGAAGTTCAAATCGTTGGCCCAGCACCAGCCCCTGGAACGCAAACTCAAGCAACTGACAGCGTAAGCTCGGCTTCTCCTTACATCTTCAACTGCTCAATCCGAAGCCTTTATGGCATGGGTGGCATCTTTGCAAATGGTGCAAATGCCGAGGGCTTTAAGTCAATGGTGACGGCGCAATATACAGCTATTTCAATGCAAAAAGATATGCGCTGTTGGCAGCGCTATACGGGCGGAGCTTGGGCTGATATTAGTACAACTGCTGCAGGCAACTATGACGATTACATCGATGAATCGCCTGATAGCGTTCGGATGGATCCAAACAAGCGCAGCTTCCACGTTCGTTGCGTTAATCGTGCAATTATTCAGGAAGTTAGTGTCTTTGCAATTGGTCAAGGGATCCACCATTGGGTGGAGTCAGGTGGAGAGCTTACGGTCACGAATAGCAACTCTAACTTTGGCGGTTGCGCTTCTCTAGCCGAGGGATTCAACTCCAGCAGTTTCCTTACCGACAAAAACTGGAACGTTTCAAGCATTAACGTTGCTCGGGATATTTCAGGCCTTGTCAACAAATGGCAGAGGACTGACATTGGTGAGGTGACCTCAGGCACTGCCAATAATGCCACCACGATTACGCTGACAACAAGCCTTGACGGCAGCGAAAACAACAAGCCTACGATTTTGGATCGTAACGGGTATTCGCTAAACAACTACGGTGGTACGTCTTATATCTGGATTGAGAATCCAAATGGGGTTGACTATTACGCACCTCTCGCAAATGCAGCTTGGTCTTCGACTAATCCCAATCAAATCGTCGTAAATTCTGCGTTTGTTAGCGCTGACGGTGGAACGCCTCCATCAACAGATCCCTCAAGTGCTTTCCCGCCTATTGCAGGGAAAAAGATTTATGTGCGTCGCCTGCAAGACGTCCGGACGTTAGACGAGCGTACATATTCGCTGACTTGCAGTAACACCTCAGCAGACTCTCGCAACATCATCCGTGATTATGGACTTCAGCCTGACACGCTTGGGTCATCTATTGACACTGAGATTGCAGCAGCAGAGCCCATTATTGCTGGTGCGGTTACCACGCTGCCTGCCGGTACAGGTGTTTTCAGAGTAAACAAAATTGAAGTGCGCCGTGCTGCGGCCTCAACAGATTGGGATGACAAAGGCCAGTACCGAAGTGGCTATCACCTAGCCAACAACTATTACAGAACCGGCGACGTTGTTCGCTACCAAAACAAACACTACAAGTGCATTGTTGAGCACATTGCTGAAGCTACTTTCAACAGCAACTACTGGGATGAAGTGTTCGTCCATATGGATGAAACGTATGCTGCAGAAGACTTTTTCAAAAATTCAAAACCAGTCCTAATTTTTGATCGCGACAAAGATAATAACGTTGAAAGCGATCTGCTTGGTTATACCAATGCACAGCTCGGAACTGATGCGCAGCTTACGCGGCAACTCAGAACTTCTACTGATTACTTAGGCGTTTATTCATTCCTTCGCAGCCTAGGCTTCAACGATGCAGATTCACATACGATTCTGCTGCCTAAAGGGTTGGCCGATAGAGAGAGAAATCCAGGCAGTGCTCTTGATGGAATTGCGAACCCATCAGGCGCCGCAAACGCTTGGGACAATTGGCCTTTGGTCATGCGCCGTCCCAGTCAAATCAGGCTGTTTGGGCACGCCATGGAATGGGCGGGATACCTCAACTATTCCAAAGCTCTTCCTCAATACCAGCGTGACCTTACGCCCAGCAACAAATTTAGTTTCTACTTCACCAACGAGCTTGGCGGCCGCGTTTATATCTCTGCCTTTAACGAAGAAGGCTTCCAGATTACTGCTGCTGGACTAACTGATCTTGCTACTGGCGAGGTGCTTTCTCCTGAAGGTCTTGGAGGCGAAGGTGCTGATGCTGCCGTGACAATTTTCAACGGTGATGTAATTGTCAACGGCGAGCTTCGCGCCAACACCATTGACAGCAATCAAAAAGCTCTTGTCAAAATAAAAGACAACAATTCGGACGAAGTCAGCCAAGGCCGTGGCATGGCTTGGATTGCTCCAGCAGAAGCAATCCCTGACGTTAGTGTTGCTGATGCGGCTGAGTTTAATACCAAAAACCAAGAAGGAACGTTTGCTGGTCCAACAAATATTGGCGCCAATGGTTATAGCGGACCGCACTTTGTTACTCCTTATTTCCTTGACCTATGGAAAGCAAAGAATGGATTGCTCGGCAAAGTAGCTGGAACGATCAAGATCTATGTCAACCCAAGGGCGGTACAAAAAGCTGGAAACTTCCCTAATCCTGCAAACAATGAAAGTTACAACTATAACGCAAATATTACTGATTTGATTTCTCGTCCGCCGACAAGTCCTGACGCAGCAGTTAAGACTTTGGGACTTGCTATTGAATACGCAAACCTTTCGGTTGCAACTACAACCAAAGTCGTTTACTACCTTGGGCCTGGCATTTATTTAGACTCTGGATACAGAACTTTCACCCACTCAGTAGAGCTGATCTCTTACAACTATGCGACAAATACTTTGCTGACCGATGGGGTAGGGGGAGGACAGGTGCCATTCCTGGGCACTACGAATAACGGACGTGGTCCAGGCAATACCGGCAAAAGCGCTTTGACTGGTCCAACCCTTGAAGCGCACATCAAGGATGCAGATAATCATCCAGTGTTTCTGACTATGGTCAGACACGAAGCCAGAAACGCAGGAACGCAAAATGCGATTGCCTTTAGGCCTTTGACTTTAAGGTTCCTGAAGGATGCAATTGTTCAAGGTGTTGTTTGGTGGGGAGCTACCACAACGTTGGAGCAACTGCAGGGTACGGCGACTCTGACGGATCAGTTGGTTCCGAACAGCATGTTCAGTCAACTTAATACGGCTCAATTGCAGACTGTCACAGCGCAAACAGACCGAGGGAAAGTACTTAACTCGTTTATTTATCAAGTCATCGATGCGCAATCAAGCACAGGTCAGGTTGATTATCTAAGAAGTACGCCTTGTATGGTCGCTCATGGCACACTCAGAATGCGCGATGTGGCGATTACCGCAACGGCGCTGCCCTATTTCAACATCGGCACCAATTCTGACCAGCCGGTCATCGAGCTAAGAGACAATGGCGTTCTTCGCTTAAATGGAACGTACTTCATTGGAAATAATGTTTTTGACAATACTGGCTATGACAACCAGGGCTCTGTTGTTACACCGCAATTTAAAGGCGAGCCCACTTACAAGCATTTTGGTTTTGCCAGACACTTGTTCTCAATGCACGAGAACTCATCGAACGGAGTTGGCACGTTCCAATTCTGCGGTTGGGGTAGTCCAATCAAGCTTGGAGCTAGCAACTATGTGTGGAACACGACTTACATAAATATTCATTTGATGACTAGAGAATATGCATATATGCTTGATAGCAATACAGCGTACGAAGACGATGACGGTGGTACTGAAAGCGACGCAGATATTGGGCCTGGATTTGCTGCAATTGTTGGACCATTGACGAGAAATCGCAGGGTGATAAAAAATCACTTTACAAATTTCCGTACGAATTCAAATGCGTCTCGCAGTGGTTTTGTTGGCAACTTTGGGCGCTACCAGCAGGGATTTGGATCAACAACTACAGGCTTGCGTTCTGTTGGCGTCACGAGCCTTCCTGCCGCTGCTCAAACGAATCCTGCAACATCTGCAGGAACTCCGAGTGACGGAATACCAGCCGGCAGCAGCTTTGACTATGAAAACCGTCCAATTTTTATGAGGCGGAATGGTACAAACACCGAAACGCCTAGTGGGTTTACGTTCGCTGCTAATCTCCATCCAGTATCGCCTGAAATCGTTGCGGACAGCTACACCTATGGCATTGGCGCTGCTCAGTTGAACTGCAAATACGCTGTAATCAAGGCTGGCATTGATTATACTCAGAACATTCGTAGTAACAGGCTGCTGTTCGGCTGATGACTGT